ACCCAATTACGTTTGCAAGAGAAGCTAAACGCTGGCTTGAACAACGTAACGAAAAATTACTGTGGAATATCGTAGATTCTCGTAACACCGTACATCTAAAACTATTACAATTTTTAGGTTTCAAGTTTTTACGTAAGTTTGAACATGGGCCGAACAATATACAATTTATAGAATTTTGCCGTGTGTGCACCAGATCCTAACGCCGGAAGAAGAGAGGCCGCTAGACTAGAAAACAAAAAGCGGATACTAAAATACTACTCCGACGGCATCAAACAATGGAATAAAGAAGTCGACTTCAAGGATAATATAAATAACATTCTTGGACTAGGACAATCTCGTTCTCAATCTGACTTTACTGCCTTCGCTCTAAGTGAGCAAGGTAAAGGTCTACTAGACAAACAACAAGCAGCGCAGAAGTATTATGCTCAGGCAGCTGTAAATGAAGGCGGTAGATCAAGAGCTTTTGGAAGAAGACAGAAAGCAGACTTTTATAACAAGCTGGCTGAAGTTGACAGAAAGCAGTATGCTCTAGCAACTGTTGGAGAAGCAAAAGCTCAAACTAAAATAACAAGAGGTTTACAAGAGCAATTACGTAGTAATCGTACACAACTTGGATTTGATCCACAGTTTGGGCCACCTACTATGCTACCACCAAAAGACAGAGCTGGTCAGTTTATGAACAGTGTCAGCTTTGGTATGAGCGTTATCTCGCCATTTATTGGTAGTGACGTAAGAATAAAAGAAGATATCAAAAAGATAGGTACGTCCATTAGTGGCTATGATATTTATAAGTTTAGTTACATTAATGAAGATACACAATACATAGGTGTTATGGCACAGGATGTTTTACTAAGAAAACCAGAGGCAGTATCAAAAAGAAGCGATGGTGCTTTTGCTGTAGATTACAGCCAGATTGATGTTGAGTTTAGGGAGGTTGCTTAATGGAGTTTGAACAGTTTAGTTTCAACCATTCTGACAGCAACTTTGCAGAAGTCAGTTATGATGGTTCTAAAGTAGCAAACCAAGCTCTAGCAGAAACAGACAAGATATACGCAGCTGCATACGAAAGAGCCAAACAAAATGCTCTTGCAGATGCAGAGACTAGATCTCGTAACTTTCAAAAGTTTGGTAAGCTTATAGGTCAAGGTGTCGAGTTTAAGAAAAAGCTAGATGCTTGGAATGATACTAAGTCGTTAAGAGAAGATCAGAAAGAAGGCACATATCAAGGTAAAGATGGTAAAATTTATGATACCGAGACTAATCAACCTGTACCCGGTCAAGATGATAAGGTAGCTCAAGAAAACGCAGAAGCTGAAAAAGAACTTAATAAAGCAGTAAATCAAAATAAAGTTGAAGCTGAGAGTCTAGCTGCACAAGAAGTAGAAAAAAACAATGCATCTCCAGAGAGTAAGAATCAGGCCACTGAAACTTTAGATACTCTTACTATTAGAAATATACCTACATATGATGAGAACTCAGCAGCTACTGCTAAGAAAGCTGTAAACTGGACTAGCAACTTTGTAAGTATGAATATTAACACCGCAGTTCCTAATTCAGCGGTTCCGGGTGCTAACGGTAGAACTTACAACCAGATGATGGCTGATGGCGATACAGGGTTAGCTGAAGAAGCTTTATTCTTTTGGGGTCGTAGTGGCTTGATGCAATCAGGTGCTATGAGCACTTTAAAAGGTAGGCACAAGAATAAGATGCTTGATGATCTACGTAAAAACATCAACGGTATCAGCACTAAAGGTCTAAATCGTAAGATAGAAGAAGAGCTAAAGTTAGGTGAAGTAAAAGAAATACTTAACTTATCTGACATGTTAGTCAATAATCCAGAAATGGCATCAGAGTATTTATTTGGTACTGCCGATGATCCTAACTCTGGACTACTTACAAGGCTAGCACATGGGGCTCCGGGTGGTAAGAAGGATATGAACTTTGCATATGCTAGATTAGGTGACAGACTTGACAAAGCATTTGAAGAAGGTTACATAGGCACTACAGAGCTACAGCTAATTAGAGATACATACTTTACTCAAAGAGGTACAGAAGGTAAGAAGAAAACAAACCTAGCTGGTGTCAATACTCCGGGTGCTACACTTCTAGATAACAAACTTGGAGAACTCATTATGAGATCTCAAAAGAAAGATATTGACAAAAGAGAGCTAGAGATTACTAACAAAGCTCAAACTGCTGTTAACTCAGCTATCGAAGGTTACAAAAATCTACCAGATGATGTAGTCTTAACTCGAGACATAGTTACAAAAGATTTACATAAGATAGCCAAAGATCTAGGAATACCTGTTACAGATCCAAAACTAAAAAAACTTGCTGACTACTATGTCCCCGGTGACTACGATGATGAGGAAGAAGCTAGATTTCTACTGCTTGATGCAGCTGATGGTAAGATTGACTCTGGTACTTTAGAAGCTAGACTTGCTGCTATACAAGATGGTGATATTAGAAAAAGAGTTAAACAAGAAGCAGAAGACTTAATCAACGGATTTAAGCCAAGCTCTGCAAATGTAAGTAAAGCTAATAAGATGTTTAATGCTTTAGTAAATACAAAAACTACTAAGGGTGGTCAAGTTGTTGTACAAGACCCAGATTTAGCTAGCATTGAAGATCTTGAAACCATAACTAATATGGGTATAGCTTATGAAGAAGAGTATAGGCAGGCATTTATAGCTACAAATAATGCCAACAAAGCTCATCAGATAGCTGTCGATAAAATTAAAGCTAACTATGCAGATAAAAACCAAAAAGAAGAAGTTATAGGTATAGATGGTAAGAAAAAAACTGTTGGCCCGTATGATGTTTACCCACCTCCCGGCCAGCCTGAGAACGACCCTGCAAGATACTTACTACAAGACAAGCTTATTGAGCGTCTAAACAAGGATGATGAAGACTACAGTAACACACTTGGTAGTGAAATGTATCTACCCGGTGAAGAGTCAGCTTTACCTCTAGGTGTTAGAGCTTTGAAAAAACAGAATGGACAGATACCTGAGTTCTATTTAAACTTATCTAGAAAGACTGGTATACATCCATTGAAGTTAATGAAGCAAAGAGTAGAAGCACTTGGTATTGATATCAAGACAGTCGATCCTGATAATATTTATTTTGTTAAGTTTCCAGACGATGGCATGTCAGAGCGTGACCAAAAGAGATTAAATAGATTTCCTACTCCATCAAATCTTATACAGATTATGAGTCAAGAAATATATGATGGCGATAACATGAATTTATTTAAGGATCAGATGGCTGCAAAAGATGCAGGCCATAACACATTTAGAGATCGAACTGGTAGAAATTATAGTGATAGTTTTAACATACAGACTAAATCTATGACAGAGATTGGTGAGTTATTTACAAGCAAAGGTAACAGGGGTGGTATACTTTACGGAGCTGGCATACAGATTGGTAAATATAAATGGAACAAATCAACATTTACTAAAGCTCTTGAAAGATCAGGCTTACCAGCTGATGCAGAATTCAATGCTAAAAATCAAGAGTTACTACTTAGAGCTCATCAAAACGAAATACTGTATGGTGACAACCAGTTAGGCAGCATGAGTAGTTTTACAGGTGGAGCTACATACGAATCTATCGAACCAGTCAACATAGATTTTGACGATACTGAGTTTGATGGCCTAGGGTACGACTCATTCTCTATGCCAAACTCAATATCCAGAGGATTAATGAACACTTATTATCTAACTGAAATAGACTAATGCCTATATACGAAGAAGAAAACAAAGAAAAAGACTCGTTTGACCAAGCTAATGATGCTCTCAAAGGTAATGTCGAACAGGAAGAACGCATACAGGAACAGGCTATTGAAGAAGAAAGGGCTATCCAAAACGAAGCTGAAGAGTTAACAGATCCTCGTGGAGAAGGTAGCTGGGGTTTCAAGGCTGTAGCAAAAGAGTTACAGTCTGCCTTAACTGGTGGTGTTCAAGATACGGCTACGTCTGTAGCTACATTTGCTGAAAGAACAGCAGATGCTCTATCTGGCGAAATGCAAGAAGAGCGTGAAGAAAAAGGGTACTACGAACCAGAGTGGGATCCATTTAAGTCTTACTCTAATCCTATTGTTACAAAGACATGGTGGGGTAAGATGTTAAGAGGCACAGTACACTTTGGTACTATGGCTGGTGCAACAGTACTAGCAGCAAAAGGTGCAGTCGCAGCTGGTGCTCCTCTAGGTATTGCAGCCGGTGCAAAAGCTTTACTAGGTGCTCCTAGTCTTGTACGTGCAGCTGGTATTGGTGCTATATCTGACCTAGTGTCAAAAGAATCTGATGCAGAAAACGCATTAGGTATGATGCGAGATCACTATGGTTGGATTGATACACCTCTTAGCACAAAAGAAACTGACCATCCTATTATGATGAAGATGAAGAACATTGTAGAAGGTATGGGTATAGGTCTTCTCTTTGATGGAGCTGCTATGGCTCTTGGTAGAGGTAAGAAGTCAGTGCAAGACATGATAGAAAATAGAGCTAGAAGTGTTGATGAAGAGACACTAGCAAAAGGCTTACAGGAACTACGTGAAGGTGAATCTGGCTTTAGAGCTGCTAAAAACAAGCCTATGGCTGGTACACATCAGGGTGCAACTTTATCACAGGATGACCCATTTATTGTATGGGAAAACCAAAAGAAAATAAAAAATGACTGGGGTTCTGAAGAAGGAGCGGCTGGTAATGTTATAACACCAGTACAAAGAGAGCGTGCTGCTAAAAACTCAGGTCTTAGTGAAGAGGTTGTTGATGAAGTATTACAAAAATTATATAGTAATAACAGATATAACGAACTTATAGAAGAAGCTAAAACAAACAGACAGACACTTGTAGAAGCATTTGGTGATTCTATAGCTGCACATCAACGTATTACAGCTGGTAGAAATGCTGCTGATATGTCTCCAGAAGAGTATCTAGAAGAGATATTAAGAGCTACTGACACATACTCTATTACAGATATAGATGGTAATGTCATAGATAAAGTTGACACAATAACAAGTAAGTATGTTGTTGTTACTGACATGGTTGTTGGTACACTTTTACAACAAGTACGTGACTTAGGTATTGCTGGTAGAGAACTAAAAGATTTTGTAAACCTAGCTGATACTGATGGCCCATTAGAAGCTATACGTGACACCATGTTTGTGGCACTAACAGAAGCTAAACGTGCTAGAATAATTAAATCACAGAACTTTAGAGAACTAGGTGCAGGCAAACGTAGATATCTAGAAAAGACATTGTCACAAGAAATGGCTGACACACGTGAGTCAATACAGGCTATACTAGATATATCAGTCGAAACAGACCCAAATGGCGAAATGCTTATGGCATTGTTTGAAGCCTTTTCATCTATGAAGACTGTAAACAATCTAGATGACTTTGACCAGTGGGCTCGTAAAATGATACGAGGTGGTGAGATCGAAGGTAAACAACAGACAGGTGCTCTTGTCAGAGAACTACAAGGTGTAATGACACACAGTATACTATCTGGCCCTAAGACACCAGCTAGAGCTATCATCGGTACAGCCACACATACATTCTTACGTCCTATGGCTACAACTTTAGGTGCTGCATTGTCACTACCATTTACCAAAGACGTGCGTGGTTTACGTGCAGGGCTAGCATCTATGAACGCTATGATGGAAGCTATACCAGAGTCATTTGAGTTATTTAAAACAAGACTAAACTCTTACTGGTCAGGCGAGATATCAACTGTTAAAACTAGATTCTCTGAGTATACAGCTGGAGATCAAAACTGGGAAGTATTACGTAGATGGGCAGAAAATAGTGGCCGTGCTACACCCGGCGACAAGGCTGCATTTCGTATGGCTAATATGGCACGTACATTGAATGATAAGAGTTTCTTAGGATACTCTACAAAAATCATGGCTGCTACTGACGATGCGTTTGCATACATACTAGGTAGAGCTAAGATGCGTGAGAAAGCATTACTATCTGCATTTGATGTAAGAGATGCTGGTAAGTTAACTTCATATACTGAGATTGATGCTCCTCTTGTAAGAGACTTTGAGGACTTTTTCTATCGTGATATATTTGATGCAAATGGTAATATAGTTGACGAAGCTACAAAGTTTGCACGTAAAGAAGTAACACTAACTCAAGACCTTAGTGGTTTTTCTAGAAACCTAAACGCAGTGTTTCAACAGAATCCTTGGGCTAGACCTTTCTTTTTATTTGCACGTACAGGTGTAAACGGTCTAAAACTTACAGCTAAATTTACACCCGGTTTTAACTTCTTAGTCAAAGAGTTTAATGATATAGCATTTGCAAAACCAACAGCAGAAACCTTTGCAGAGCTTGGGCCAAAGTTTGGTATTACTAATGCTAGAGAACTTGCTAACGCTAAGGCACTACAACGTGGCCGATTGGCGATGGGCTCTGCTCTAGTATTTATGGCTGCACAAAAATGGATGTCAGGAGAGCTAACAGGTAACGGCCCAATAGATAGACAAAAGCGTAATGTTTGGATGGATGCAGGCTACAAACCTAGAACTATAAAAATAGGCGAGGTACAAGTAGGCTACGATTCGTTTGAACCATTCAACCAAGTCATGTCTATGATAGCTGATATAGGTGACGCTAGTTTACTTATGGGTGAAGAGTGGACAAAAGATAACCTACTCAAGGTATCTCTACTGCTAGCTCAAGGGGTAACAAGTAAATCTTATCTTGCTGGCTTACAATCGTTTGTAGACTTGTTTGGTGCAAAACCCGGACAGCCTGCAAGAATAGCAGCTAACTTGATGAACAATACAATACCTTTAGGTGGCCTACGTAACGAACTTGGTAAACTATTTACACCATACATGAGAGAACTAAACTCAGGTTTGGTTGACTCTCTTAGAAACAGAAACCTATACGCAGAAGGCTTACCCGGCGAAGACTTACCAATCAAGTATGATATACTTAATGGTAATCCAGTCAAGCCATACGACTTTATGACTAGAGCATTTAACATGTTTAGTCCTATACAGTTTAACCTAAGCCAAAGTCCCGGTAGAACCCTGCTGTTTAACAGTGGCTATGACATGAGAATGTCAGTTCTATACTCTCCAGAAGGTGACAACCTAACAGATGAGCCTAGACTTAGATCTGCATTTCAAAAAGCTATCGGCGATCAGAACCTAGAAGTTAGACTAAACAGACTTGCAGATGATCCTAAAATACAAGAGTCTATTGCAGAAATGAACAGACTAATTTCTACAGGTCAGAGAACCGAGTACGAGGTTATGGACTTCTATCATAACAAACAGATAGATGCTATATTCCAAGCTGCTAGAAAATTAGCATGGCAGCAAGTTAGTGCAGAGCAACCAAAGGTAGCTGAGATGAAAGAAGAAGAGAGAGCAAAGAAAGCAAAACGACTAACCAAAACTAAAGAAACATTCCAATCCGAAATTCAAGTCCTACAACGAATTTATAAATAATGGCAACAACTTTTGTAGAATACACTGGGGATGGAAACGCTACTAAGTCGTTTTCTTTCCCTTCATATCAAGAATCTGATGTTAAAGTTCGTGTAGATGGTGTACTTAAAACAACAAGTACACACTACAACATCACTAGCTACACTACTACAGGTGGTGGTAATGTAGTTTTTACATCAGGCAACATACCACTTAGCGGAACTATCCGCATATATCGTGACACCAGTGTTGACGCAGCTAAGGCTACGTTTACAGCAGGGTCATCCGTAAAAGCAGCTGACTTAAATAATAACATAACACAGCTTTTATACAGAGCACAAGAAGAGCAAGTACCTAATCTTGTACAAGCATTTGATATAGAAGCAAGTGCTATAGAAACAGCTAATATAAAAAATGATGCTGTAAACGCTGATAAAATAGCTGATGATGTTATAAACTCTGAACATTATGTAGCTGGGTCAATAGATCATGAACACTTAGCTAACGACATTATAGACGGAGATAACATACAAGACGATGTAATTAACTCCGAACATTATGTTGCTGGTAGTATAGATCATGAGCATCTAGCCAATGACATTATAGATGGCGATAACATTCAAGATGACGTTATAAATTCTGAGCACTATGTAGATGGGTCTATTGACCATGTGCATTTATCTAATGACTGTATAGATGCAGACAACATACAAGACAACGCTGTTGGATCTGAACATATACAAGCTGATGCTGTCACTGATTCTGAGATAGCAACCGGAACTTTAGACAATAGATATTTTACTGAAACAGAATTAAGTTCTGGTGGAGCTATTGATAGCAGATACTACACAGAAACAGAACTTGACGCTGGTCAATTAGACAATAGATACTATACAGAAACAGAACTTGATGCTGGACAACTAGATAACAGATACTTTACAAGGACACAAGTCGAAGATAACTTTCTTAGACAGGATTCTAGCGAAACTATAGCTAGTGGAGTTACATGGTCTAGTGTTGACTCAAAAGTAGCTACAACAAAAGCCATAGACTTACGTATTATTGACCTTGTTGATAACGTAGGTGGTTTTGTACCAATAGCAAATGAGTTAAGTTTTCCTAATGACAACCCTGATATAAATGATCCTGACACTGGTGGGACTATTGTAAGTGTTAAAATTTTAAGCACTAGCTATACGCCAACAGCTGGCACAGTAACTATTGCTAATGGTACTGTAGGTAACTCTACTGTTACAATTACAGGCTGTGGAACTACAGTTTTACAAGCTGGCTTTGGTGTATTAGTCGAGACTACATCAGTAGGAAATACATATCAATTTCATAGATTAGTACCAAAGGCAACTGAAGTATCTACTGTAGCATTAAATGCTGTAAATATAGCAGCAGCTGGAGCTAACATAGTAAATATAGATAACTTTGCTGATAGATACCAAATTAGTAATAATGCACCTACAGCTAGACCTGACAGCGGTGCACTACAAAATGGTGACTTATGGTTTGATAGCTCATCTAACAAAGTTATGATGGTCTATGATGGTAGTTCTGGCGATGGATTTAGTGCTATTACACCTAACCAGTCTGACTTAACTAACATTAATATTGTAGCTGGACAGATAACATTCCAAGAAGATTTAGGTCTTATAACTAACGCAATTAATACTGGATCTGGTAATAACTCTGTAAATACAGTTGGATCTAACATTGCTGATGTAAATACAACTGCAACAAATATAGCAAAGATAACTACTGTTGCTGATGACTTAAACGAGACAACATCTGAAATAGATACAGTTGCTACAAACATTGCAAACGTAAATGCTGTTGGTACTGATATTGCAAATGTTAATACTGTAGCCGGATCTATAGCGAATGTAAACACAGTACAAGGTTCTATATCAAACGTAAATACTGCTGCAACTAATATAGCAAGTATAAACACAACTGCTGCTAGTATAGCAAATGTAAATAACTTTACTGATAGATACCAAGTAGCAGCTAGCAACCCAACAACAGATGGTGGTGGTAATGCACTTGCTGCTGGAGACTTATACTTCAACACTTCTGCTAACGAACTAAAAGTTTATACAGGTTCTGCATGGCAGGGTGGCGTTACAGCTACTGGTAACTTTGCTGCTACAACAGGTAATACTTTTACTGGTAGTAATATACACAACGACAACGTAAAGTCTATTTATGGTACAAGTTCTGACGGTATGGAAATATTTCATAACGCTAGTGATTCAGTCATAAATGATACAGGCACAGGCAGTTTAAAATTACAAACTGGTGGAAACACTAAATTAGAAGTCGTATCTACAGGTATAACTGTAACAGGTGCTATATCAGCAACAACTATAAATGACCCTACTAATTTAACTCTCGATTTCGGGACTCTATAAATGGCAAAATTATTAAAATTAAGACGAGGAAGTACCTCGCAACATGGTAGCTTTACTGGAGCCGAAGGCGAAGTTACTGTAGATACAGACAAGGATACTCTTGTTGTACATGACGGCTCAACAGCTGGTGGTCATCCAGTAGCAGCAGAAGATATGGCTAATGTATCTTCCGCTTCTATTGCTGGAAGATTAGCCACAGACTCTATTGCAACATCTAAGATTGCTGCTGGAGCTTTACCTACAGACGTAACAGTAGCTAGTGCAAATATAGTTAACGGAACAATCGTAAACGAAGACGTTAACACATCTGCTGCAATAGCTGGTACTAAAATATCTCCTGACTTTGGTTCTCAGAATATAGCTACAACTGGGACTTTAGGTTCTGGAAATATAACAATAAGTAATACACAACCAACAATAACTTTTACTGATTCAGACCATAACCCAGATTATAAGATACAAAATGCAGATGGAGGTTTAATCTTTAATGATGTAACTAATGCTACAAACAGACTTGTTATTAATACAGATGGTCACGTTGACGTAACTGGCAACCTAGACGTTGGTGCTGGTGTTGACGTAACAGGAAACATCACAGTTACAGGAACAGTAGACGGAGTTGATATAGCTGCCGCAAAAACAACATTAGATAGTATATGTACTACTAATGGAAATATTTTAGATGGTACGGTTGCAACAACACAAGCTGCTGGAAACAACACTGACAGAATTGCTACGACATCATTTGTAGGCACAGCAATATCAAATTTAGTAGACTCATCCCCTGCTGCTCTTAATACTCTTAATGAGTTAGCAGCAGCTATAAACGATGATGCTAGTTTTTCTACAACTATTACTAATAGCATTGCTACTAAGATGC